CGCACCATACACACTGGAGTTGACGCAAGGCTTAGAATCAAACCAGAAAGCACCGCTGCTGCTGTCTTTGGTTTAGATACAGTCACGCATGGCGGAACATCTGGAAGCACAACAACTGGATCTGGCGACACAAATCTCTATGGTTTGGTTTATGGTGCAGCCAATGTAACTAGCGACATTACTTTTACAGTTACTGCCGATAGTCCTGGAATTGATGGCAACTCAACACAAGTCGTTATAACTAACGACACAAGAATTGGAAGTTTTACGATTCAGGTGTTTAATAATGGCGTTCCTGTTGAGTCTTGGGGAAATTTAACAAAAAATGAATCTTCAAGCTATTATGTTGAAACTTATATGTCTTTGGTATCTGACTTTATCCGTGTTACAGATGACACAGAAATCGGCGCAGGTCCATTAAACGGAACATATTCATTAAACGGTGGTTCAGATGGCATTCCGTCAGACCCAGATAGACAAGATCAACTTCTAATTGGAAATCCTGTCGGATACACAGGTATTTACACGCTGTCGGAGCCAGAACAAATCAATATTGACTTGATTGCTGTTCCAGGTCACTCTAGCACAAGCGTCGTTCAAGCCTTGCTAGAATTGTGTCAGGTTTATCGTCAAGACTGCTTGGCAATTATTGACCCACCATTTGGATTGACGGTCAATGAAATAATTGCTTGGCAAAATGGTAGCCACCCATTAAATCTCTATCGTTTTGATTCAGATTTTGGTGCACTTTATTGGCCATGGGTTAAGATTCGCGATACTTACAATCGCGTGGATGTTTGGATTCCACCTAGCGGATCGATCATGGCAGTAATTGCTCGTAGCGATTTCTTGTCTGCTCCTTGGTTTGCTCCTGCTGGACAAACACGTGGAATTGTGCCGAATATTGGCGACGTTTATAGTCGTCCAACATTGGCTGAACGTGACTTGATGTATGGAAATCGTAATTGCATTAATCCAATTGTTCAATTTAGTGATGTTCAAGGATTCTTGGTTTGGGGTCAAAAGACTCTTCAGAGAACACCAACGGCATTAGATCGCGTAAATGTTCGTCGTTTAATGTTCTATTTAGAAAAGAATATTCGCATAGCAAGCAGACAACTTCTGTTTGATCCAAACGATGAAACTTTTCAAAGATCCTTCACGAATATTGCAACGCAGATTCTAAACACCGTAAAGATTGGCAGGGGTCTTAATGACTTCATCATTTTAGCTGATGGGACGCTCAACACACCAGATGTTGTTGATCGTAATGAATTCCGCGCACAAATTGGCGTTCAGCCAACAAGAGCCGCAGAATTTATGTTTATAGAATTTTCTATTCATAGAACCGGAACCTTTACAGAGCCAGCAACAACATTATAAAAAAATAAAATTACAAGGAGAATTACCATGGCAGAGAAAAAAGACATGGGTCTTGGCGAACTGATGAATCCTAATATAGTTTTTAAAAGAAAATATAGATGGATGTTTGAAATTTTTCCAAACTGTGGAGAAGCAATTCCTCCATATTTTGTAAAATTGGCTTCTAGACCAAGTTTAACAATTGAAGAAACAGAAATTAATTATCGAAATGGTAAAATGTATATTCCTGGAAAAGGTACTTGGGAAACAATTACTGTTACGTTTTATGATATGTCAGATGGCACAACGGGACTTGCATCGCTTTATAGCTGGCTTGCAACAACGTATGACTTTACAGATCCTGTTGGATTAAAACAATCTTCAAAGAGTGGAGATGTAGGAAGCGACGGTTATGCAGCAGATGCATGGCTGTATCTATATGATGGTTGCGGAACACCGATGGAAGGATGGCAAATGTCACATGTATGGCCACAAGCTGTTAATTTTGGAGAACTTGATTACTCTTCTTCAGAAGAAGTCACTATCGAAGTAACTATAAGGTTCAGCCAGGTTTACTATACCAACTTCTGCGGCGGCAAAGTCGAACCTTGTTGTGCTGGTTGCTAATTAATTAAATTTTAAACAAATTGAAAACAGATAGATACTTTATACCAAAAGGATCTATCTGTTTTTATACTTAAGAGGTTTGCATGGCTAGTATGAATTTTGGAGAGAATTTTAATCTTGCGAATAATTCTTTCAAAAGAAAATTTCGTTGGCTTTTAGAAATTCCTGATGTTTGCGGCGATAAAATAAATACATTGCCACCATCAAAGTCCGCTCGTCCAAGCATAAGCTTTAAAGAAATTGAAGCTCAACACCTTTCAGAAACAATTTACTTTCCTGGCAAACCTGAATGGAAGCCATTAAATTTAACTGTTTTTGATGTTAAAACTCCTGATTTTTCTCATCCTATTATCAAGTGGATTTCAAAACTTTATGAAATAGACAACTTTACCTTTAATTACAAAAAATCTTGTGATGGATTTAAAGTTAATTTCGTTAATCTTTTTATGTTTGATGGCTGTGGAAACACGTGTGAAACATGGACATTTGAATCAGTTTGGGTTCAATCAGCAGATTTTGGCGAATTGGATATGTCGTCTAGCGATGTAACATATTGCGATTTAACTCTGAGATATGATCGTGCATATTGGATTCAATCATAACAAATCTTCTTCTTCCTGCTCTTCACTCAAATCCCTTTTTAACAATTCCTGACAAGCTTTAATTGCATCTTCAAGTTCTTTTGGTTTACATTTTAAAACACGACAAGCACCGCTTTTGTTTAATCTGCCTTTTTTTGTGTAAACTTTAGTATCATTCAAAAGAAAAGCGTCAACTAAATTACTGTATCCACTGTCAATTAGTTTTTGAATAAGCTCTTGATTTTCCATTTGATCAAAAGAATTGCTAATGTAGTTTCCCATTTTCTTCTCCGTAATAAAAAGACCAGAGGTTGTCTCTGGTCTTTGTTGTTTTAATTATTATATGTTTTAAATAAACTAAATCAAGTAAATCATTTATCATTTCATCTATTTTGTCTATTTTCCAATGTGGAATTAAAACAAATGGTATTTTATCAATCAATTGCGATGTTATGTTTTTTGTAAATGCTCTTCGCTTTTGATGGAGGAAGCTGCTGATCTAACTGAACTTGCAGAAAATCAAGATACTTTCTTTTTAACTCGTTATAGTTCCTAGCAGTTCTATAAAGCTGACGAAAATGGTTTAAAATACATGTTGTCATATAGTTAAATGCTTTGCCTTTCTGGGGATCGAATCTATCGATTTTTTCAAAGCAGATCATAACACCTTCTTGAACTGCATCATCTTGATCGATTAGGTTGAATTTAGCATATCTAACTATATTTTGTGACAATGTATAAAACGCATATGCGAGTTGTTTTTGTATTTCTTCAAATTCCAAGCAAACTGATTTTAAATTTTTCTCAAGGTCTTCTAATGTTTCAACAGGTTCGGCTTTTTTGCTTTTACTTTGTTTTTTAGGCACAAAATCTTCTATAAGTTTTTGATGTATTAGCTTTTCTTTTTTAGACGCTTGAAATTTGACGATTAGAACTTCAAATGTTTTGTTATTCAGATATTCCGTTGTTGCCATTAAACTCCTTGGTGCCCATATGGGTTTAAGAAAAAGAAATTGGGGTGTGAGGCGTCTATCTTTTTATGACATTAAACGATTGCTTTCATGCTCCCAACTTCTCAGTCTTTCAAGAGCTTATTTTTAATTCCATTCATGTAAGTCAACGTAAATCATAATAGTACAATTTAAACATTATTTGTAAAACAAAAAAAACACAATTCAGGTTTATTACATATGTTTTTAATTTTTTTTATTTGTTTTCTCTTAATGATTTATGGAAATTTACAAGATTTTAATAGAAATTATAGAACAACCAGAAGCTATTCAGTTTTATAAAAATCTACAAAAATATTACGAATCTCAAAAAATGACAAATGAATCCGATGCAGTTTTACATTTAATTGAAAACAAGTTTAAAAAAGCCAATGTTTCTAACAGCACAGATCTTAGTTAAAAATAACGAATTGACGATTGAACGTTGTTTAAATTCTATTTTGCATTTAAATTGCAAAATTTTAATTGGCGACCTTGGCTGTAGAGATCGAACCATAGACATATGTAATAGTTATAATTGTGAAGTAACAAGAATTTCATTAAATGATAATTTTTCTTTAGCTCGAAATCATCTTAAAGGTTTAACAAAAACACAATGGAATTTTTTCATTGAACCTTGGGAGCAATTACTTTACGGAGATGAAGAGATTTTAAATTTAAAATCCAAAGAAAGAGCAGCTTTTAAAGTCAATTGTGTACAAGGCGACTTAATTACAAAGCAAACGCGAATTTGGCATTCGGGTCACGAAACAAATTTTATCAATCCAGTTTTTGAAACAATTAAAGGCGATGCAAATCAAACAGGCATATATTTTTCTGTGGGAGTTCACAACAATCAAAAGCTTTATCTTGAATTGACAGAAAAATGGAAGAAGGCATCTCCTTTGTCGGCAGAGACTTTATATTATTTATCTTGTTGTCATCTTTCTGCTAAAAACTGGGATGCTTTTATCAACTATGCCAATTTGTTTTTATATCAGACAAAAGAACAAAGCATGGCTTTTGTGATGACAAACTATTATTGTTCTATGGTTAATTGTTATATCAAAAAGAACTACCAAGAATCTATTAGGTTTTTAATGCCATGCTTAGCGATCAAGCCAACAATGGCTGAGTTTTGGTGTTTGATGGCTGATATATTTTACGCAACCAAACAATACAAAAAAGCATCTTCTTTTTACGAAAATGCTTTGATTTTAGGCAGTAAGAGATTGGCGATAGACGATTATCCTATGGAAATTTCAAAATACAAAGAATATCCACAAAAGATGATTGAATCTTGCGAAAAAATTAAAGACTCAACAAAATTATATTCTGGTTAAAAAACCACATCTAGTTCGTTTATAACAACAGTTACATCATCTTCATATCTAGTTATTGCAATTTGTTTTCTTCCCATGGGAAGCGATCTTAGTTTCGACTCCAACTCATCAGATTTGCAATTTATAACACTAAAATTATTTTTTGCAAGTTTTAAAACTTCTTCATCTAAATTAGAAACTGTTCGATTGGGATAATACGCTTGAAGTTTTTCTTTTGCGTCTGTGATTATTTTTTTATACAAAGGCATATTACAAGAACAGCCTGGATTTTGCATATATTTTTGAATTTCTGATTGGAATTGTTCTCCCAAGCTGTCTCGAAATCTTTTATCCCTTAAAGCTTGCTTCACGTCCATCATTGTAATCTGTTTGCTCATTTTTATCCTCTTGCCCTTCCAATTTTTTAGCTCTAAAAGTAAATCCACACTTTGGACATTTAAATGCTCTTGTCCGATTCATTTTTTTAGGTATAACAACTTTTTTTTCAATATCATCGATATAAGGCGACTTTTTCATTATTGGCGATTGCAGTATTTCAATCAAACCAAAATCTTCATTGCCCTTGCATATTTTTCGAAAATTGCAATTATCACAATAAAATTGATATAGATTATCACTCATTGGAGTTGTCGCTATCGTTGTGGACATGGTTGTACACATCGCTGTAAACGTCGTTGTCGTTTTTGTTTTGAATGTCATTTTCACTACTGCTTGACATATTGATAATGGTTGCAGCTTCAAGATAATTTAAAAATACGGCAGCAAAATTGGAAATAAAACCACCAGCGCAACCACAGGCGAATATTTTTAATGGTTCTTCTGAAACCCAAATGTATCCCATTAAAAAACCACACCATGTGCCACAACACAAATAACAATCAACGATTTGACCCAAATGAGCGACTTTTAGTTTATAAGCAATATTTTTAACAGTTGATCTAAACCCTTGCATGATCGATCCATCAACAATAACATGACACATGCCAATCGTTGATATGATAAAAAGTAACAAATTGTACATTGGTTATCTCCAGAATGTAAAGGAAACGTTTTCTTTATTGCGAGTTATACAAAATTCACGATAGTTTGAAAACTCGCATAATTTTTCAGTATCAGAGATTGTTGTGTTAAAATTATCAGATATTTTATAATCAATTTTATCAACAAAAATATTTTCAGAAAAATACTCTTGTAGTTTGTGTATATTTGTTTCGTCCAATGAATGTAAAAATTCTAAAACACTTCGTTGTCCAAGTTGCCTCATACCAGGAATTCTTTGACCGAGTTGCCATTGATCAAACAAATGACGGAATTGAGGAAATAACTCTTGAACTTTTTTATCATAAAAAATAAGATCTTCAATATTTTTTAAATTTATTTCCATAATACTATTTTATCCCAAAAGATGATACTCTGCTTTAAGCTAGTAAACAAGGAGAAAAAAAATGGCTGATGAGACTTTTCGTCCAAGAAGACCGCAACAATCAAGTAATGAACAACAAAATTTTTCAGAAAATCAAGATGTTCAAATGACAGAAAAAATTCGTCAAAGCCTTGCAAACGAAGAAGGTCAAGAAGTTGAAGCCCCACAACAAGGAACCTTTAACATCCAAGGCAATGTACCTCCTGAGTTTTTAAAGGCGTTAAAAAATGTTAAGTCGAATGGTGAAGAAGAGGACGCTCCAATTGGTTTGACCAATAAGCAACAAAGACTTCGCGAAAGTCCACCGCAACATTTAAGTGCCGCTGGATCTAGTCACCTTAAAGACATTTTAGCAAATCTTAAAAGAACAAATACAACATATGAAGAAATTGTTCTTCCGTCAAAAGGAAAGTTTTATGATGGTGAAAATGGTCCAAAAGATGGCGTGCTTTATATTCGACCGATGACAGGCGAAGAAGAGCAAATTTTGGCAACGCCACGACTTGTCAAAAAGGGACAAGCCATTGACATGATATTTCAAAAATGTATTCGCGATAACTATCGTGTTGAAAATCTTCTTTCTATTGACAGAACATACATACTGATTTATCTTCGCGGCATTTCATATTCTCCAGCATATGATGTAGAAATTAAATGTCCAGAATGTGGAGTGAAATTCGCGCACACAATTGATTTAAACAGTTTGTATTTAGAGTCTTGTCCAGATGAATTTGGTCCAAATTTACAAGATGTTCTTCCAACAAGCAAGTTGCCATTTTCTTATCGCCTAGCGACAGGAAAAGACGAACAAAATGTA